CCAACACCAGGCAGTCGGTCTTCGATGGATCGAGGCGGAAACCGCGACCGACCATCTGGTAGTAGAGGCCCGGCGACATCGTCGGCCGCAGCAAGGCCACGCAGTCGATGTTGGGCGCGTCGAAGCCGGTGGTCAGCACGTTGACGTTGACCAGGTACTTCAGATCCCCGACCTTGAAGCGGCGCAGCGTTTCAGCTCGCTCGAACGGCAAGGTCTCTCCGCAGACGAACCCGCACTCATGGCCCATCTCGCCAAGCACGCGCTGCACGTGAAGCGCGTGGCCCACGCCGCTGGCGAAGATCAGCACCGAATGTCGCTCGCGGGTGTGATCGACGATCTCGCGGCAGGCTGACCGCACGAGCGAGTCGTCATCCATCAGGGCCTCGACCTCGCCCGCGATGAACTCGCCGCCCCGGACATGCAGGCCTGACGTGTCCACCTTCCGCCGACCCGCCTTGGTCTTCAGCGGACACAGGTAGCCCTGCACGATCAGCTCGCGGACGCCGACCTCGTAGCAGACGTGATTCAGCAGATTCTCGGGCGCGCAGATCATGCCCGACGTCATACGGTACGGTGTCGCGGTTAAGCCGATCAGGCGAACGTTGGGATTCACCTCCTGCGCGTCGGCCAGAAACGTGCGGTACATCCCCTCGCCGTCGGGCGGGAGCATATGGCATTCATCCAGAAGGATGATGTCGAAACTGTCGAGCGTTTTTGCCCGTCGGTAAACGCTCTGGATGCCCGCCACGATGATCGGATGGTCGGTGTCACGGCTGCCCAGGCCGGCGGAGTAGACACCGATCTGGTTCCACAGGTCCGGTGCCATTGCGTGGAGTTTGTCCACCGCCTGCTCGAGCAGTTCCTTCACAACAGGGGTTGTCATCCCGACGGCGCAGGTGGTCGTAGACGGCCTCGACCGCTTCGGCCTGGTACGGACGCAGCGTGATCGCAGGCGCTTCTGGAGGTGGAAGAAGCGACTGGCTCAAGCCTTCGCCTCCTCCGGAAGCGGGAACTGTTCGGTCGACGCCGGGTAGATGCGGCTGGGATTCTCGCCCTTGATCCAGACAGCCAGCACCCGTTGGGCCTTGCCGTAGCGCTGGACGCGATGGCTGAACGAACTGCCGCGATTCTCCTGGAGGTGCTGACGCAGCAGCACGAGGATGCCTTCCTCATCCGAGCTCACAATACCGGTGGTGAGCTTGCGGCAGAAGGATGCCAGCATCGTGTGGTCGACCGAGTAGTAGGCCCGCGCAACCACCGCCCGCGTCGTGGCGGTATTCACGCCTCGGGCTGAGGTGACGGTCGGCAGATGCTTGATGGCGAACTCGATGGCGTCCTGATGCTTCCGCAGTGTCTCGGAGGTCTCGGAAGGCGAGAGGATCGGCGGGTTGCCGAAGCCGCCCAGCATCGCCCGCAGCGTGGCCAGGTGGTGGCTGTTGATCTCGCCGTTCTCCCCGGCGATGTTGAGGATGTCCGCCATCGAGCGGGTCTTGCCGCAATCGATGGTCATCATGGCTTCCGGCTCGACCCCGCGCCAGACGAACATCTCGACCGAGATGCCGGATTCGACAATCGCCCAGAGGCGGTGCTGGCCGTCGAGTAACGTGCCATCGGGGCCGAAGGCGATGCCCGAGTGCGTCAGCACCCATTTACCCTCGGTCATGTCACGGGCCAGGCGGTCGACGTGCTTCTGAGACAGCTTGCGGTTGTTGGTGTTGGTCTGCTCCAACCATTCGAGGGCCAGGTCGGGGGCGATCCACATACGTTCGACAACGGGGCCGGTCTTCGTCAGTCTGAGAGTCTGCGTAGCGATCATGCGTCACCTTCTTTCTTGTCACGGAGGTAATTGGTCAGGGAATCGATCAACTGGCGGGCGTAGTCATCGCCCATGGCGGCCACAATGGCGCGTGCGCCGTAAGCCGGGTCGTGCGGCAGGTTGAGGTTCGTCTGGGCCAGCGCTGGGCGCGGCTGGCGGGTCGGCAGCACCGCATTGGGTGAGATGCCGGGCGTTTTGCGTGTCTTCTTCGCCCGTCCGATCTTCGCGGTGTCCTGCAGGTAGGTCGATCCGCCCCGTGTCACTGACCGGGTCGTCCGGGCTATCTGCGACTTTGTCGTAGATGCGCCCTCCGAGGCTTCCTCCTGATCCTTCCGAACTCGTCGAACTGTGATCTCGCTCACGTGGCAATAGCGAGCCACCTCGTAGTTGGAACGCGGGTTGCCATCGTCATCGAGGCTGACCAGGGGATTGGTCAGCATGGTCAGGACGGCCTTACGCTTGTCACCGTTGGTTCGGCGAAGGCCATGGTCAGCGTTCGCACCCACCGAGTAGAGGATGGCGTCGCGCTGGGTGCCCTGGTGGACGTGGGCGAAGATGTAGTCGCTCTTGATCTTCCTGTTCGCCCAGTACCGGTGGAAACCATCGGCCAGCCAGTACGTCGCGCCGTCGTGGAACACGATGACCGGTTTCAGGTCAACGCCGGTGCTGTACTGCTCGGCATATTCGTCGACGATGCCCTGGTCGATGGCCACGCGGGGCTGTGTGCCGCCGTCGATTCGGATTTCGTCGAGTCGCAGAGTCTTGGGGTCATCAGTTGTCATGGTTTTGCTCACTTTCTGTCTGGGAATACCTGCCCCCGCACAGCGGGCAGCGACGCAGGGGCATCTCGGCGATCCGAATCACGACCGTCCCGCCGCGAACCACCTCGCATCGCTGCACGGCCAGCAGGTCGATCTGGCTGTCGTCCTCGAACACGCCCGCATGGGCGAGGGAGTCCTGGGTGCATTTCAGGAGGTTGTCCAGGTCGCGCCGCCGTCGATCAGGCGGGAAGGCATCCATTGCCAGAGCGATGCGTCCGCCGGCAGGTGGCTTGCGGATGCCGCTCCCGCCGCCCGGGGCCAGGAGCCCGCAGATCGTTCTGCGGTACTCCCGGCCCTCGCGGCTGATCAACGTGCGAGGCCCGACACGGCGGTAGTAGTGGTTCACGCTCGGGGGCCAGGGCAGTGTCAGGTTCATCCCATCGCCTCCCCCTCGCCGCAACTATCGCCTGGACGCACCTCTGGCCACATAATGACCATCTGGCATGCCTCATCTTCCGCGACCAGTACCGGCCGGGGTGCGTACCGTCGGCAGAGCGCAAACTCGTCGTCGTGTTCCTCGAAGTATTTGCAGTACTTGCACAGGATCATGGGGCACCTCTCATCGCTTCCACGGCGGCGTGGTGTCGGTGGTCGGGGCCTGCTGCGGGCGACCGGCCGCAGCCGCCTTGGCCTCGTAGCCCTTGACCTCGTTGGTGATCTCGCCGGTGTCCTCGCGCTTCTTGCACTTGACCGAGATCACCAGCGGGATGTTGTGCAACTCGACGCTGTCCTTGGGCTGCATCACGCCGACGGCGCGGCAGATGGCCGAGAGGCTGCCCCTCGCGATCTTCTGCGTCAGGTCGTTGGGGTGGTTGATGCACAACCGGTCCCAGGTCTTGCGGCCCTTGCAGTCGCCCTCAAGGACGGTGAACTCGAGCTGCAGGTAGCTGCCGTCGCCTTTCTTCGTGGCCTTCATCTCGCTGGCGGTGATCGCCACGAGGTATTTGCCGGCCGGCAGCGCCTCGAATGTGGTGGTCGGTTCGACTTCGTTCGCGTTGAATCCGTTCAGATTTGCCATGGATCAGCTCTCCTTGCTGTGGGTGGTGTTGGGGGTCATGGCCTGCATCAGCGCGGGCCAGGAAAGTTCAAGCTTGGCCGGCAGGCCGTAGCGGTTCTTCGCCAGGATCACGTTCGTGCCCTCGGTCAGCAGCAGGCGATGATCGTCCTGCCGGTGGGCATACAGCACGCAGTCGGCCCACTCGATGAAGGGCGGCGCGATCCAGTGCGGCAGGTCAGGCGAGGCCAGTCGCTGGTCGTAGCCTTCGGGTGTGGTCATCTTGGTGTTGGCCGCATGGGCCAGCAGGATGATGGCCGCGCCGGTCTCGGCCACGGCGTTGAGCATCGGCAGCAGATCGCGGTAGACGATGTTCTGCACGATCTCGCGGGCCTTGAAGTAACCGCCGTGTGCGGTGCCCAACGTGCTGGTCAGATCGGCACCGGCCTTCGGATCGAGGTCATGCACGACGTGCTCGACGATCCGCTGAACCATCCAGTCGATGGTGTCGATGGCCAGGGCCTGGGGTGCGTCGGCCTTGTCCACGTCTGCCAGTTCGACCAGCCACTTGCGCATCTGCGGCCAGGACTGCAGGTACGGCGTGCGGGTCAGGTTCGCCACGGCACCGGCACCGTTCTCGCAGTCCAGCAGGACCGCATTGGCCGAAGCCGCGAAGGTGGTCTTTCCAACACCCGGCTGGCCGTACACGATCATCTTGGGCGGCGCGGGCGTGGTGCTCTTGATCAGTGAGTTCATCAGGGTCATGCCAGTTCTCCTGCGCAGTGGTTGCCGACGTTCGGGTGCCAGGTCAGAGCCTGCTTGCCGCTGACGGTGCAGGTGCGGCTCTTGCCGTTGCGGACCATGCCGGCGCGGCGCAGTTCCGGCAGCCGCTTGTGCGCCTTGATGTCGAGGCGATCCTCGATCTCGCGGGCGGTCAGCCCGGGCGTCTGCATCACGGTCTCGAAGCACATCGCCCGATGCTGTCGGGCTGAGCCGTTGGCTTCGGCCTCCCGCCCAGCCAGCGCCGACGTTGGCGGGTCTGTGTTGCGGTAATTGGGGGTCATGTCGTTCTCCGGTTGTCTGTTGGTCTGTTCATGTCCTGTCTCGCTGGCCAGCGAATGCGACGGCCGGGGATCGAACCCGGGCGGGCCTTCAGCTCACGGCAGGCAGCCCGACGTGGCGGGTGGAGTTCATGGCCGTGATTCACGCTCCTTCCGGCAGGAGCTACCGTCGCAGCAATGGCAGGTGCGGGAGTCGAACCCGCGTCCCGGGGCTTATGAGGCCCAGGTAGCCCGGCCCTGCCGAAAAGCGCCCGGGCGGGCGTAGGGAGTCCGGCCGCGTTCCTCCGTGATGGCATCCATGCCGCACGGCACGCCGTCCCGCCCGGGCGCGGATCAGGGGAAGTCGAGAATGCGGATAACCTCGTAGCCGGTCGGGAAGGCGTCGATCTCCCAGGCTCGACGCAGGCGACGGATCGCCTCCTCGTTCTCCTGCCGGGCGATGGCGAGGGTGTTGTCACCAAGACGCCAGACCCCGCAGCGGAACGGTTCGGTCTTCTCGATGCCGATGAGGTAGACCGGGACCAGCTCGTCGATCACCTGGCCCAGGACGGCCTGATAGAAGGCCATCTGGTTGTGGTAGCGCCGGCGCTTGGCGTCGTTCTCGAACCAGGTCAGATCGGCCGTGGTCTTGAGGTCGACTACCCCTCGATGA